GGTAGCGCCAACACCGGACGAGCCGTTGTTATAAGTGGCCGTCAAAGCCGTAGGCGATTCAACCCGCACCGGGTCATGGTAGTGCAGGGCAGCAGCCGTGGCGTTATCTACGTATTCTTTGGTCGCAACATCTAAATTATTAGTTGGGGCAGCGCCAACCGTAATCTTGCCGCCAACCGTTACGTTGTTGGAAGCATCTTCAAAGACCGCCTTATCAGACGGCTGAGTGATAAATACCTCTTTTGTGCCAGCGCTAAAGTTGACTGCCGAACCGGAATTACTAGAGGACAGGATAGTGTCCCGGCTAAGCGTCGTACCACTGGCCGTAAACGTGCCAATACCTACTTCCCACTCACCAATAGACGCACTGGCGGTATTGTGTATGGTGTAGTAAACCGTATCCCCGTCGGACACAGCCGACGTGAAACTTTGGTACCCCGGATAGGCTCCGGAAAGCGTAATAGTGCCCGTCCCCGTCGTGGACGAGGACTCACGAACGCGGTCTTTGAGCGACAGGGCCATTTGCCCCTCCTATTAAGCTATACGGATGATAGCAGTGGTTGCGCCCGCTGCCGGGAACTGAATAGTGAAATCACCTGCTGTAGATGTTTTATCCCCACCAAAATCCAGCACCGCAACAGCCGCGTTAGAATTGCTTGAGTTATAAATCAGAGCGCCTCTAGCCGTAATAGTCGCAGTAGACCACGTAACATCACTAAAGTCTATATACGCCGTAGTACCGCTAGACGTAGGCGCAGTGCTAACTGTCAATGGTTTGCCGCCCGCCGTGTAGCCCGTACCACTAACTTCGTTACTAGCCGTATACGCCGAAGTAGAGGCATCTAACGTAGCCGAAGAAGTATACAAAGCAATATAGTATGTATCAGTGTCAAAATCTTCATCAGCCTTCATAAGATTTACTTTGAAGGTGGTGCACATTGCTTGAGTAATAGCCATATTAAGCTCCTGTCAAATCAAGTTACTGGGACTCGCACCTGACCAGCTCGGTACGAATCTTGCCGTTCAAGCCCATCACCAAGCCGTTTAGCTAGTTGAAGTGCCTCGTTGTACTTTGCGTTGTATAGCTGCAATAAATCAGGCTCGCCCTTCATGAACGTATAAGCCTCGACCAAAGAGCCGTACAACAGTACAGAATCAAAGTTATCGCCCAACCAAGAAGTGCCGGAAGCAGCGGTCGTGATTGACGGTGGGTAATAGTAATAGTGAAGCTCCGCCGTGTAATTGGCATCTGGCGTAGGGCCAAGAATAAAAGACAACTCGTTCACATCCCCAGACTGCGGGCCAAAAATAGCATAGTATTTGGGGGTGCCAGTAGCTGTGGGGGTTGGGTAAGCCTGCCGGATAAAATTAACGTCTTTATTTAGCAGATACTCGTAAGCACCATCACCATCAACAATAGCTAGAGAATAAGGTGACAGAAAATCGTTAGGGCAAGATAGATATTTGTTGTTTAGCGTAGCGGTGCCGGTTACATTTTTACGTAGCGACGGGAACTGAATCGAGTTGTAAATGCGTTGCTCAGCCTGCTCAACAAACGTAGCAAGATCCGTGGACGTAAACGTGTTTTCCGTGTAGTCCTGTATCGCAGTCGTCAACTCAGAATAGTTCATTACATCACCCCGCCGCTAGCCCACGGCACGGAAGTAGCCCAAATCTTTACGCTTTGTTTCGGCTCCCAAGGCTGACCGCAGTTAGTGCAAACACCCGTGGATTCTTCAGCAGCGCTAACCGGGTCGTTGCAATGAGCACAAACGACCTCAATCTCATGGGTAGGTTCGACCACCCCATTCTCAAGCTGCCTAGACTCTACACGCGTCTTCACGCCATTGGCCCCCGGGCCATCGTGCCCTTGGTCGCTGCACCGGTACCGCGAATCTTGACACCAGAGGTTTTAGCCCCGGTCTCAGGATACCCAGCCGTTTTTGGCACGGGTACAGGTTTTGGTTGCGTGTATTTGTTCAAACAAGCGGTTTTATTCATACTAACTCCTTACGATATAGACACCGTAACAGTGCCAACTGTACCCGAAGATTGCACTCCAGACAAGGGATTGAACGTGCCCGGGATGTACCGGGATGAGGTTGGGATGTTGACATCGCTAAGCGAGCGGTCTGGGCGCGGGTTCATAATTGCCTGCGGATCGACCACCGGATACTTGCCAACTTTGTACTGAGGATGGTCTGGCTCCCAGCACTGCGGACACACCTGAAGATTGGTCGGAGCCTCGTTGACCACCAACTCTTTGAGCACCCTACGCTTATACTGGAACCCACACCTATCGCACTCGGCGATGGTGTATTTACCCTGAGCGTATTTGGTTGCTGACATTAGGGTTTACCCTATAGTCATATATCGTGGTACAAGCTGGAACGTGGCTTTTTCTCTATCTTCAGTAGCAGCAAGCTCCCATGCTTCGTCATACTGCTGTTTGAGTAAGCCAATACGCTCAAGCCCGTTCGGAAGCTTCAGCGCCAAGTAATACGCCAAGCCAGCCGTCAGACAGTTCAAAAACCTAAAAGGCACATCCATCGTGTTTACGCCATTGCCAGCATCTTGAATACGACGTAGGCGCCAGTAGACCAGCGTGTAGGTCTCGGCAGTATCGGGCACAGGCCAGAGGTTAATTGATGGGGCACTCGTCTGGCGGTCAATATAGACTTGTACAGGTCTGCCCGTGGTCAGTTTGTTCGGGATGCTGGAATACGTAGATACACTAATACGAGAAAGCGCCAAGTCAGCTTGATTAGCCGCAGACCCCGAATCTGTGCGGATTACGTGCTCCAAAAGGTCAACCGTGTCAGCCGGTAGAGTGTACGTGCCGATTCCGGCAGTAAGTACCTGAGACCCTTGTTCAACCGTCCAAAGGTTGATACCCCGGTTAGCCCAGTCGGTAAACATGAGATTCAGGCTACGGCGGGCCGTACGCAGGTCATACCCAGTACGCATCTCGCTACCCGCGCGCTCGAACGCCTCCTCGACCAACTCGGTCAAGTCCATGTTGAATGTTGCGGTACCTGATGTAGCCATTATTTACCTCTGTTCCTATGCGGAGCCACTTTCTTTGCTATTTTTGTTGGTTGTTTGACGAATTGTTGCCCTTTAGCCATTCCTTTACGCTTCGCTCTGCTAGTGCTAGCGTATTCAGCAGGGGTAAGAGACCTAATAGCAGATTCAGGCAAGTATCTTTCGCCCGTTTCAGAAGATTTTTTACCACTCTTGGTTCTCCATTTCTGCTTCGTCCAAGCCTTTAACGATTGTTGGGGCTTCTTCATTCTTCGCCGCCCCAGAAAAACAACACACGTAGAACCAACAAATCAATAGCTAGGGCACTTTCTTCGCTATCTTCGTCCGCCTGTGGTACATACTCAATACCTAGGCTGACGCCAAATATTGGGTGGATCTCGATTTCAAAGCTTTTCATAGCTTTTCTGCGGTTTTATATGCCTTTAGCTCCGTTTCAAGCTCTCTAATCCGTTTATCTCTTTCATCCAGCTTACGCATCAGCCCGATATTCATTTCCGCCCAAGTAGAGATTGCTTCCACACGTTCTTTATGGTCTTCAGCCATCATCTTGAACATGCGCTCGGCAACGTCTATTTGGGTTTTCATGAAGTCATTCATTACTTCTTCTTCGCTCTTAGCTTTTTAAGCATAGTTGCCATCGAGTTAGTTTTTGGCTTAGTCGAAGTCTTTTTAGTACCGCCCGGATTTATAGGGTTCCTACTAGACTTACGCTCCGGTATAACACTACCCTTAGCAATACCTTTCTCAACCTTAATCACGATACCCACCGCCTTTCTCTTTGTACTTCTTGGCAAGCAACTGTGCCTTACGAGCCGACCACTGGCCAGCCTTTGTACCCTGAGTAGCAGATGCCTTGATCGACTCAAACAAACTCTTACGCATGCCGGGTTTGGTGTAGTTACCAGCCTTGTTTACCTTGGACTTGGTAGCACCACCTTTTTTCATAGCAACTGGCTTCATAGCCCGCCCCATACCACGGCAGTTCATCATGTCAGCACATCCTACCTTTGGTTTTGCCACGCTGGGCAATACCATCGCCACGAACTTTGCCGCCTTTCTTGTACTTAGCCATACCACCGGATTTCATCATTTTTCCGGCTGCACGGTCTTCGTCAACGTTTTTCTGATCAATGGCATTGGCGCGATCTCGGGCGCGATTAGCGCCTTCAGTATCACCAGCGGCTTCTCGCTCGTCTGCGAGTTTTCTAAAGTCTGCGGCGGTCATTTCTGCCATGATTAACCTTTCACATTCTTTTTGGCTATCTTTTTAGCCGTTTTGTGGGCACGTTTACCCACGAACTTGTCTGCCACGCCCTTAGAAACACCGACCTTCTTTGCAAACTTTGGGTTATTAGCCACGGCCTGCATGAACTTTTCTTGTTTCTTACTCTTCGCTGGCATCTTTTTTCCTTACTTTATCGACCAAGCCCTGCACCGTATCACTTTCCCAGATGCGGATACCCAGCCAGATGATGGTGAAAACGGAACCCACCGCAGGCAAAATATCCATTACGGTTCCAACAGTGGTAGCCACAGCTACTGCGTCTGCTACAGCTTTTACATCGCCACTCATATCAGCAGTTCCATGCTCTAAGGCTCTTGTTTATACGACTGTTCGGGTCTTTCGCTGTCTTGGAAGACGTCAGCTTCTTCTTCATGCCTTCCATTCGTGAGCAGAAAGACTTTCGCCTCGCGGCGTCCTTCTTTGTCTTTGGCTTGGGTGCGGGCGGCTTGAGCCCCGGTTTCCCGGGGTTGGCTCGGTTGTAGGAGGCGCGCCCTTTGGCGTTCAGTCCGCCTTTGGGGTTCTTGCCTTCTTTGCGCGTCCATGCTGCGCTCGCCATGATTAAGCCGCCGCACCGCCAACAAATAGCACCACCACGCTAGTAACCTTAGCCGGGTCAAACG